GATCTAAAGGAGCATTACACGGCTTAACCAGGTTTAGTATGGAGGACGCTCCTGCGAATAGCTTTTTTTTAGAATACTTATCAAGACCACCTACAGCTGAAATATTCTTTGAAGACGTATTAATGGCATTAGTATTTTATGGTATGCCAATACTCGCAGAGAACAACAAACCGCGTCTTTTGTATTATTTAAGACGTAGAGGTTATAGAGGTTTTAGTATGAACAGACCGGATAAAGTGTGGAATAAATTATCTGTAGCAGAAAAAGAAGTTGGTGGAATACCAAACTCTTCTGAAGATATAAAACAAGCTCACGCTGCTGCAATTGAAATGTATATACAAGATCACGTCGGCATGAAACAAGATGGTACTTTTGGTAATCTATACTTTAATGAATTGTTAAATGATTGGAGTAAGTTTGATATAAACAAAAGAACAAAGCATGACGCTACTATAAGTAGCGGTTTAGCAATAATGGCAAACAATAAACACTTGTATACACCTAACGCTAAAATTGAAAAACCTAAACTAAATTTAAATATTTCCAGATATAATAATGCTGGAACTAATTCAAAAATAATCAAACAATAGATATGGCATATTCTAGTAATAGTTATTTTCCAAAACAAACTGTTAGTGATGCTGAAAAGCTTAGCTATGATTATGGTTTGAAAGTTGGTAAAGCTATAGAGCAAGAGTGGTTTAATAACGACAGGGGTTTAAGCAGATATCAAACTAACCATAATAATTTCCACAACTTAAGACTATACGCTAGAGGCGAGCAGTCAATACAAAAATACAAAGATGAATTATCTATAAATGGAGATTTGTCTTATCTTAATTTAGATTGGAAACCTATACCAATTATTTCAAAATTTGTTGATATAGTCGTGAATGGAATATCAGAAAGACTATATAATATAACAGCAACCTCACAAGATCCTTATGGTAGTCAAAAAAGAACACAGTACATGGAGTCCGTACTAAAAGATATAAGGAGTAAAACTTTTAACGACGCTGTTAAACAAAATTTTAATATAGACATCTACGAAACAGATCAAGAAAGTTTACCTCAAACTCAAGAAGAGTTAGATATACACATGCAAACTTCTTATAAGCAGTCGGTTGAAATAGCTCAAGAGCAAGGTATCAAAATCATAATGGAAGGTAATAATTACGACTTAGTAAAAAAACAATCTTACTATGATTTAGTAACAATTGGAATTGCTGCAGAAAAAACATCTTTTACAACTTCTGAAGGCGTGACTGTTGACTATGTAGATCCAGCAAACTTGGTTTATTCTTTTACAGAGTCTCCTTATTTTGATGATATATATTACGTTGGTGAAGTAAAAACAATACCAGTAAACGAATTAGCAAAACAATTTCCTCATTTAACAGAGAGCGACCTTGAGGATATAATGAAAAGAAAATACAACAATAAGTCTAATCATAACGCTAGACACGTTTACGATAAGGAAGATAATAATACAATTCAAGTTTTATATTTTAACTATAAAACGTATATGAATGAAGTTTATAAAATAAAAGAAACTGGTACTGGTGCTGATAAAATAATACCTAAAGATGATTCTTTTAATCCACCAGAAGAAAAAGAAGGCGGTTATTCAAGACTACTAAGATCTATAGAAGTTCTTTATGATGGCGCTATGATATTAGGAACAAACAAACTTCTTAGATGGGAAATGGCTAGAAACATGATGCGTCCTAAGAGCGATTATACTAAGGTTAAAATGAATTATGCTGTTGTGGCTCCTCGTATGTATAATGGTAAAATTGATTCACTTGTAAAACGCATTACTGGATTTGCAGACATGATACAGTTAACTCACTTGAAACTACAACAAGTGATGTCTAGAATGGTTCCTGATGGTGTTTATTTAGATGCAGATGGTTTAGCTGAAGTTGATTTAGGTAATGGTACAAATTACAACCCACAAGAAGCTTTAAATATGTTTTTTCAAACTGGTTCTGTAGTTGGTAGATCATTTACCAGTGAGGGAGATATAAATCCTGGTAAAATACCAATTCAAGAAATTACATCAGGATCTGGTGGTAATAAAATGCAAGCTTTAATAGCAAACTATAATTACTACTTACAAATGATAAGAGATGTAACCGGGCTAAACGAGGCTAGAGATGGTAGCACTCCAGATCCTAACGCTTTAGTTGGTATACAAAAACTAGCAGCAGCAAATAGTAATACAGCTACTAGGCACATTTTAAATGCTGGTATGTTTTTAACTTCTGAAACAGCTGAATCTATTTCACTTAGAATATCTGACATTATTGAATATTCACCTACTAAAGACGCGTTTATAAACGCTATAGGTGCTCATAATGTTGCTACGCTACAAGAAATAAGTGATTTACATCTTTATGATTTTGGTATATTTATAGATCTTCTACCTGACGAAGAAGAAAATGCTAAATTAGAGGCTAATATACAAATGGCTTTACAACAAAACAGTATTGATCTTGAAGATGCTATTGATCTTAGAAATATACAAAATATAAAGTTAGCAAATCAACTTTTAAAATTAAGACGTAAGAAGAAAATGGAAAGAGATCAGTTAGCTCAACAGCAAAACATGCAGTCTCAAGCCCAAGCTAACATGGCAACACAGCAAAGAGCTGCCGAGCTAGAAGTTCAAAAACAACAAGCACAAACCAATATGGAGGCTGAGTTAGTACAAATTAAAGCTAAGATAGATGCTCAAAAAATGCAAACAGAAGCTGACTTGAAAAAACAACTTATGGATTTAGAATTTCAATATAACATGAGGTTAAAAGGTCTTGAGGTTGAAGGCATGAAACAAAGAGAAAAAGAAAAAGAAGATCGTAAAGACGAAAGAACAAAAATACAAGCTACACAACAATCAGAAATGATTGAGCAAAGAAACAGTGGAAAACCACCTAAAAACTTTGAATCCGCAGGTAATGATATACTAGGCGGGGGATTTGATTTAGGCTCGTTTGAACCTAGTTAAAATTTATTAATTATTATTATATTATATCATGGAAGAAAACAAAGAACAAGTAGTTGAAGAAACTACTCAAAAAACAGTTCAAAAAGAAGAACAAGTTAAATTTAAATCTGCGGACGATGACAACGTTATTAAAGTAGATTTAACAAAACCACCAACACCAAAAAAAGAAGAAAATGAAACCAAAGATGAAATTAAAGAAAATAACGCTGACGACAGCGGAGTGGTTGCAGAGCCTGAAAATGCCGAGCCCACACAAGAACAAGAAAAAGTACAACCGGAAGCAGAAACACAAGAACTTACGACATTAGAAGAAATAACTGAAGAATCTACAGACGAAGAGGTTGCGGAAGTAGAAGAGCAAGTTGAAGAAGCTATAATTCAAGCAGAGGCTACCGGTAAACCGTTGCCAGAAAATATTCAAAAGTTAGTTGACTTTATGGAAGAAACTGGTGGTGATATAAATGATTATGTAAAATTAAACCAAGATTATAGCAAGTTAAATGATAGCGATGTCTTATATGAGTATTATAAACAAACAAAGCCACATTTAACAAATGAAGAAATAAATTTTCTTATGGAAGACTCTTTTTCTTACGATGAAGAAGAACATGAAGAAATAGAAATAAAAAGAAAAAAACTAGCGTTAAAAGAGCAAGTTGCCAGCGCTAGAAGCCACCTGGACGGGCAAAAGTCCAAGTACTATAAAGAAATTAAAGCCGGTTCAAAGCTTACGCCTGAACAACAAAAAGCTGTAGATTTTTTTAATAGATACAATAAAGAGTCAGAAGAGACTAAAAAAGCTAGTGAAAAATCTAAAAACATTTTTAAAAGTAAAACTGAAAAACTTTTTAATAATAAATTTAAAGGTTTTGAATATAATGTAGGTGAAAAAAACTATAGGTTTAACGTAAAAAATGCTGAAAAGGTAAAAGAATCTCAAAGTGATTTGAATAATTTTGTAGGAAAGTTTCTTGACAAAAACAATGAAATGAGTGATGCTAAAGGTTTTCATAAAGCTATTTTTACCGCAAACAATGCTGATGCTATTGCGAAGCATTTTTATGAACAAGGCAAGGCTGATGCTATGAAAGACAGCGTTGCTAAAGCTAAGAACGTTGATATGAATCCAAGACAAGCTCATGGTGAAATAAAAAATTCTGGTTTAAAGTTTAGAATGCTAAACGATGCTTCTTCTTCTGGTTATGAGTTTAAAATTAAAAATAACAAATTTAAAAAATAATTAAAAAATGGCAATATCAAGTTATGGTAGCGGTACTTTTGCCGCTGCACCAATACAAGCTGCGTTGACAACTAATTATATTGACTTCGCAACTGGATCAGGGGTAGACTGGTCACAACAATATCTACCAGATTTAATGGAAAAAGAAGCTGATATATTCGGTAATAGAACTATATCAGGTTTCTTAGCGCAAGTAGGAGCTGAAGAAGCTATGTCTGCTGATCAAGTTATTTGGTCAGAGCAAGGTAGACTTCACTTGACTTACACTTGTCAAATTCAAACCGCGTCTGCTAACTTAGTAGA